GTATATTATATATTGCTTTACCTACTATCATAACGATTTTGCGTATCTGCTAAACTCTTTTTTTAATAAAACTACTTGCAGCTTTTTAGACCTATTTTGCGTTGCCTTTTGACCTCTTGAAAATACTCCTGTGTTTTGAGTACGATGCTTACCGCCAAATCTTGGCCCGAAATCTCCTTTTTCTACTATGTGAGCATAGAAGCCATCAGCTGTCCAACGCGTTTTTCTGGGTAAAATATTGTTTGTTCGTGGGCCTGCCATTACTTTACTACCGTGCTTGTCAGGCTGCCACGTTCCAGCTGATTTGCGTAATTGACCAGGTCTTACAACCTTACCCCTAAAAGAAATATTTTTGTCGTAATCTTTTATATTAGCCCTTAAATAATTAGCATACACTTCACCTACCCTTGTGTTTAAATCTACAAATTTATCGTGTGCTTTTATACTCCACCTTGAAAGCTCCTCAAGTTTCTTATTAATTTTATCAACTCCTGTTACTGAAACTGATTGCTTGTGTTGCGCTCTAGTTCTGCTTCCTACTTGAAATTTACTCATTACTCAATAATTTCAGTAATTAAACGGATGCGATCTTGCCTGCCTACCTCGTGTACTCCTAAGATACTATAGTTTTTGCTGTCATAGTTAACCCTATAGCTTGCATTTATATTCTTTGTAGTAGAGCTATAGCGTATGTTAAACACTACTTTGTTTACGCTTACTATTTGCTCACCACTATTCTGCTCTACAGCAGCAGGCTTGCGCTCTATCTGCGCCCACACTTCTGCATAGTCATTCCAACTAATCATGCGCTCACCATAAGAGTTCACCTGTTTTGCAGGGTTTTGGATTTTTATCCTTCTATCTAAACCGCCTATGTTCATTTAGTAGTTATTACTCTATATGGGTTTAATAGTGCAGCTACTCCTAGAGGTATTTCTACTGTAGTTGTTCCTGTAATTACTGCGCGCCTGTTCTCGTAGTAGTGTGCTACTAGCATTTTAATAGCGTGTACAACAGGTTGAGCTGGGGCAGCTCCTAAAGTGCCTGAGATAGTAACTGTATTAAAGTCATCATCGTATGTATCAGGCGGACTATCAAAGTTTATACGGCCTGGCTCGCGCTTTGTATCGTACCAATACTTTGAAGTCGCTAATGTCTGCGTAGCGTTTGCTACGTCTTTATATGTTACGCCTGTAATCGTGTTAATTGGTGAAGTAGAAAACTCACAATTGTAAAACGCATCTAGGCTTAGTGTAAAATTAGAAGCAACAAAATGCCTGTTAGTGTAATCCTGGCAATGCTGAACAGCTGCGTTAATTAGCGCGGTAATAGTCGTGTCCTCGTCGCTGTGATCCACTCGCAAAAACTCCTTTGCTGTAGATAGCGGAAGTATGTCTGTGCCTGTTGGCTGTGTTGTTATTTCTAATTTCATCTATTTAGTATAAAAAAGGGGCAGGCGCAATACCCGCCCCCTTTCATTTATATTCTAACTCTTACGCTACGAAGTCCTTGATACGAGCTAACGCGCCTGCTTGGCGAACGTCTGCATCGTAGAACTTATTAACGTGAAGTGCAATCTGTGCTGTTCCTGCATTGCTGTAAGGATCAACTAAGATGTCTACACCTCCAAAGAAGGCGAGAACCATGCCTTTTGCGAAATCACCGAACAGTAAATCTCCCTCGTTTGAAGTGCTATCTACTAGATTAGGTGTGTAGTGCGTCATATAGCCGTCAACTTTGTTATCATTAACAAGAGCGCTAATTGATGCAACTGCTGCCTCACCTTTTAAGATGCTCATAGCTGATGGAGAAAGTACAAACTGACCACGAGATAAATCGCCTCCTGCTGCTAGTACTGCTTTCTGTGCATCAAAGATGTGAGAAGCTGCAATAGAGCCGTGAGATAAGTTACCTTGGTATCCTGCTCCAGCTACTGCCTTAGCAAATACATCCTTGTCAATAGTTTCGTTGATACCTGCTGCTAGCTCTGCTGCAATCATGCTATCAATTCCAGCTCCTCCCTGTAGAATTAACTGCTTAGAGAACTTAGTGCGGTTAGCTACACGCGTTGGAGAAAGTGTAAGCTCATCAAGCTCCATTCCTGATGCTGCATCTGCTGCAATTTCTGTTTTTTCAGTACCTACAGCTTTAGCTGATACTCTAGGGAACTTAAGATTGCCTGTAGCGTTATTGATAGTAGTAACACCTACTCTCTCAGCCATAGTTGGAGCGCGTAGTGCCTCGATAAGACCAGGAACTGTAGTAGCTACATATCCAGAACCATCTCCAGAACCTGCCTGGAAGTTGTCTGCACCACCTGCACGGTAAAGAGCGCTTGATGGGATTCCGATTTGTCCGCTCATCTGTAGACCTCTTGAGCCGTACTCTTTAGCAGCTTCCTGCGCCCACTCTGCTTCAGCGCCTTCTAGCGACTTTCCGAAGCTAGCAGCCTGGATAGCACGAGATAGAGAGAAGTTACGGTTAACTTTGTCAATCTCTTTTGCTTCTGATACTGATGAACCGCCCATCTGTGCGCTACGTGCAATCATATCCTCGTGCGCTTTTCTACGCTTAATTTTGTTATCAAGGCGCTCAACTTCTCCCTCTAGGTAGTCGGCTCTTGTTTCCTCTTCATTTGTTAGCTCACGGCCTTCACTCTCAGCATTTTCAACCATTGATACATGCTCATTGTAAAACTTTCCGCGTAGCTCGTTTAACTCTTTCAAGTTCATTTTGCTTTGTTTTTTAGTTTTTGTTTTTCTAACTTCTTTTATTTCGTCGTTTGTTGATTCTTCAACTACGTCTTCATTAACTGACGAAGCAGGCTCCTCATTTCGTGCCTGTAGTCCGTGAGTATCTGGGTAAGCTGGGTACGTTACAGGGCTAACATCTAATAATGTTGCTACCTTGTCAATACTTCTTACCGTTCTTTTTTCGTTCCAGCTCTGCTCTGCAATAGTAAAAGCGAAAGAGCTTTGTGATATATCCCCACGCTTTACGCTCTCATATAAATCTTTTGCGTATTGTTGCTCTCCTAGTTTGACACGGTATTTAAGGCCTTTCTCATCTACCTCCAACTCTAGTGTGCCTGCTCCACTTCTGCCTAGAACATAGTTAGGATCGTGATTCATAAGAGCGCGCACATCGTTTTCTAGTACATCGTCAAATGCTCCGCGGCTTATAGTTTCTCTAAATGGGCCTATGTTAGTTTCATTATCATATAATGCAGCATATCCCTCAATCACCATCTCATCACTATCAGACCTAACCTCTAGTGTGTTATTGGAAACAGCATAGTGAGCGCGAGTCTCTAACTCTTCTCTATTCTCCTGTTTCTTCTGTTGGTTCTTCTCTTCCATTGTTATTGTTGCTTATGTTATCGCTGTAGTCCTGTATCTTATCTAAGGCAATTTGATTAACCTGCACTAGGTGTACATCACCACCGTCGATAGGGTTTTTATCTTCCTCAGCTCTAACCTCGTTAATTGACATCACACCGCTTTGCAGCATCTGAGTAAAGAAGCCTGCACGTGCATCCATATCACCGCGGTATAAATCGTTTAAATTGAAACGAGAATAAACAGCAGGGCGGTCAAAGCTAGGTATTAGCTTCTTATCAATCTCTTGCTGTATTCTCTTAGCCCATGGCTGTATAGTATGCCTAGCAAACATTAAATTCTGTTGCTCAACATTGTTGTATGTTGTCTGACCTGGTAGCTGAACTAATGCAGCAGGAACGCTAAAAATTCTGCAAATCTCCTGCGCTTGGAATTGTCTAGTTTCTATAAACTGAGCTTCATCTGGTGCAATAGAAATACGCTGATATTTAAAACCAAACGGCATTAACTTTGTGCCTGCGTTAGCTGCGCCATTATTCCAAGAGCCTTGAATCATATCCATTTGCTCTTTCTTTAGTGGCTGGTCTGATGTTAGCACACCAGTCATCTGTCCACTTTGGCCGAAGTATTCGCTTCCAAAATCCTGCGCGCTTTTAGCTAGTCCTAGATTCTCACGGTGCAATCTAATTGGGCTCATGCGGAACAGGTTGCAAATGGTTAGCATGTTCTCAGGTCTTACCACACCGTAATCTTTGACTACGTATATGCGCTCGCCTTTTATCTCTTTTAGCTCAACATCAGTATTGTGAACCCATAAAATAGATTTGGCGTACTCTCTCTCGTCGCGCTCAATAATAGCATAACCTACACCGTGTAAAACGGCTGATGCAATAATGGTTTCCCAAAATTCATAGCTCGTTTGGTGTTCGTTTGGCGTTTCAGTTACTAGGTTGCGTGTTGGGTGTACGTTAGCAATCTCTACTCTTTTGCCGTTTTTTACGTAGATCTCTAGACCTAGTGCAGCTATCGTTGAGGCTATCTTGTAAACACACGCGTAAACTGTTGAAATAGCTAGCGCGCTATTTTCGTTTATAGAAGCTCCGCTTTTAGTCATAGGGAATAAACCAACGTTTTGTGCAACTGTGTTGCTGTCGTATTTTCCTACACGGTAACGGAATAAGCCTCTAATTCTTTCTGCTAGGGTACTCATGCGCGCGTATTATAACATAAATATATCAAAGTTCCAAATTTAAAGTGTTAAAATATCTAATATAATATCATCATCTCCATCGATGCGGTTCTGTACGTAGCTGTTTAAGGCTATAATACTGGCAATCACTCCATCAACTTTTTTGTTTTCTTTCTGCTCTTTTATAACTCTCTTGTTTTCGTTGTTGTCTGTGTAGATAATAGCGCACCCAAACTGCCAGCGTAGGCATTTATTACCGCCATGTATTACGTTGCCCTTCATTATTTCCATTTCCATCTCTTTAGTTGGGCCGTTCATGCTTGTAATGTTTTGAGCCATAGGTTGCATCTCTATGTCATTTTCTATAAGCTCAGATACTATGTACGTGGAAAACTTAGGGTCATATCCAATCTCCCGTACATCGTATTTCTCACAGCAATCAAGTATGTATTGCTTCACAATTCTGTAGTCTGTTACATTGCCAGGAGTAATTGTAATATCTCCATCTCTTGCATATTGTATATAGTCAACACCTGCTGAAAGTTTTTTGCTGTGTGCCTTTTCTGAATTTACAAACTGATGGCACATTAAATAGAAACACTCATTTTCATCATCTCTGAATATTAAAGCAAAGGCAGTGAGATCCTGTGTACTTGCCAAATCAAGACCACCATAACAGGGTAGTGATGGCAACCTGTCGTATGGTATCTCTTTAGCTCCTTTCATGTATATGTCATCCGGAATCCATGCTGTCTCTGCACTAGTCCACACATTAAGATGCAACCTTAGAAAGCTGTTAATCATTGATGGGTTACTCTTAGCTTTTTTTACCGCATCTTCAAAGTATGCTTCATTGCAAATTGTTCCATAACCGGGGTTCGCTTTTTTCCACGTTTCGGGATTAGTCCATTCATCATCTGCATCTGCTTTGTATAGCACAGGTAAAAATGTTTCATCAACTATAGTTCCGTTAATTATTGCCTCGCTGTACTCGTGCATTTCGTAGCAAATACTTGAACGGTCATGGCCTGCTGTAGTTAGGCTAATTATAACTGGCTGCCTTCTAGCTCCTACGGAAGTCGAGAGAACATCAAATAATTCTCTCGATTGTTGCGTATGTAATTCGTCAAAGATGATTCCATGACAATTGAGGCCGTGCTTTGTATATGCCTCTGCACTTATTGACTTGTACCAGCTCCCTTTATGCTCTACAATATTCCTAAGCACCTTAGCCCTAGCTCTCAAGTGCTTATTGTTATTTATCATCTCCTTTGCAATTTGAAAGACAATATTTGCTTGGCCGCGATCACCTGCTGCGCTTATTATCTCAGCTCCAGGCTCGCCGTCTGCAAACAATAAATACAAGGCTATAGCTGCTGCTAGGTTACTCTTACCGTTCTTTCTTGGAATCTCTACATAACAAGTGCGGTATTTTCTTAATCCATCGGCCTCACGTTTCCAGCCGAATAGAGGGCGTATTATATCAGCCTTCTGCCACTCCTCTAAAATAAAGGGTTTGCCGGCTAATTCCCCTTTGACATGGGTGCAGAATCTTTCGATGAAAATTACACAGCGCTCCGCTGCCTGTTCGTCGTAGTAGTAGCTCAAAACATTGTTAGTTGTGCCTGATGCTGTTTTAGGCGCTTACAAGCTGCGTTATAGTATTCCTTATCTAATTCACACCCTACTAAATCAAAACCTAAGTTATGACAAGCAATAGCAATGGAGCCACTACCTAAATGAGTATCTAAAATCTTATCGCCCTCTTTTGCGTAGTTCATAAGTAGCCATTCGTAAAGTTTAACAGGTTTTTGTGTAGGATGTTGTCTATTACTATCATTGTTATTTATTTTTACTAACTGAGGTAATTTATCTAAAGAATACCAAGCATACTCAACCTGGCTCATAGAAGGAATGTAAACCATCTTATCCCAAGTTATTAAACCTCTACAACTTTTATCC